ATGCCCCGAGAGACCCGCGAGCGAACCATAAAATACAGCCCACTGCCGAGTCAGAAGAAGTTTCACGCTTCGACCGCACGGTTCAAAGGCTTCTCGGGACCAATCGGATCGGGAAAAAGCGCCGCGCTCTGCCAGGAAGCGATCCGGATGAGTTACATAAATCCGGGGAGAACGGGGCTGGTTGGCGCCCCGAGTTATCCCATGCTGCGCGACTCGACGCTGGCAGCGCTGCTCGAAACGCTGCGGGATAACGACATCCCTTACGAATTAAACAAAGCGGACAGCGTCCTGACGATGACGGATACACGGTCGCGGATTCTCCTGCGGTCAGTAGACGACTTCGAACGTTTACGCGGTACTAATCTGGCGTGGTTCGGACTGGACGAGCTGACTTACACGCATGAGGAGGCCTGGCTGCGGCTGGAAGGACGGCTGCGGGATCCGAAAGCTAGGAGATATTGCGGGTTCGCGGTATGGACGCCAAAGGGATACGACTGGGTGTACCGCAAGTTCATCAAGGATCCAGTACAAGCGTACGAGGCCGTGCAGGCAAAGCCGTTCGAAAATCGGTATCTGCTCGAACATGTCGCGGACTTTTACGAGCGGTTACGGGGAAGCTACGACGAAAACTTCTATCGTCAGGAAGTTCTGGGCGACTACCTGAACGTGCGCGGGGGACTGGTTTACTACGCCTTCGACCGCGAAAAAAACGTGCGGCCGGTCGAGACGGACAAGGAGCGCCCTGTGATCTGGGCAGTGGATTTCAACGTCGATCCGATGTGTTCGGTAGTGGCGCAACTGGGGCGAGACGGAGAAGTGACAGTTCTGGATGAGATTGTGCTGCGAAGGGCGACGACGGAGCAGGCTTGCGAGGAGTTCGACAAACGATTCGGAGCACCCGCACCTGGCGTGATCGTATACGGGGATGCCTCGGGAGGCTCGATGCAGACGACGGGATATTCGGACTACAAAGTTATCCGCGACTATTTCGCGTCGCGCAACGCTAACGCAGCCTATCGCGTACCAAAAGCAAACCCGCCCGTGCGGGAGCGGGTAGGGATGGTGAACGCAAAGCTTTGTAATGCCGAAGGCGATGCTTCGCTGTATGTGGATCCGCGATGCAAAGAACTGATCGACGACTTCGAGCAAGTTTCCTATCACGAGGAATCAACACAGATTGATAAGGAAAAAGACCGAAAGCGGACGCACTTATCGGACGCGCTGGGATATCTGATCTGGCAGGAAGGCCGGGGCGGTCCAATCGGAGAACGCGGGGAGCGGCTCTTTTGATGACGAATCAGCATATCGAACAGGAACATCCGGAGTACTCGACACAATCGCGAATGTGGCGCCGTTATCGCGACTTGTACGCGGGCGGCGAGCAATTTCGGGAACATGCGGTGGAGTATCTTGTGCGGCGGCATAAGGAACCAAGGGAAGTGTACGAGGAACGGCTTGCGCGGGTGTACTACGAAAACTATCTGGGGTCGATTATCGACTGGTACGCCGCGACTCTGGTGCGTCAGGAACCGGTACTCGAGTTCGCCGGCACAAACGAGCGGGCGAAAGACTTTTTTGCGCGATTTGTGGATAACTGCGATTTGCGGGGAACTACTCTGACGCAGTTTTTCAAGCAGCAGCTCACGGAAGCGCTGGTCTGCGGGAAGTCGTATGTCGCAGTTGATTTCCCGCGGGCGGACGGGCCGGCACTTTCGCGGGCGGATGAAGACGCTTCGGGTCGTAGCCGAGCTTACCTGGTGAATTACAACGCGGACGAGCTCATTAACTGGAGTTACAACGATCGGGGGGAGATGGAGTGGGCGGTAATCCGGACGTCGTGTCTGAAACAGGACAGCGTGAAGTCATTCGGATGGAAGAAAGAGACGCGCTGGATTTATTACGACCGTGAAACGTTCGGGATTTACGAGCGGCGCGAGGGTGCTCAGAAGAACACGATTGAACTGGTGGACAGCGGGAGACACGGGTTCGCCGGGATCGGGCGGGTGCCTATTTTCGAAGTTCGAGTAAGCGAGGGACTGTGGCTGACGAACAAGATCGCGCTGCTGCAGCTGGAGCACTTCAATAAGTCGAACGCGCTGGGATGGGCGCTGACGATGGGGCTGTTCGCGATGCCGGTGATTTACTCGGATCGCGAATTCAACCAGGTCGCCGGAGAGAGTTATTACTTTCAGCTGGGCCCGGAAGACAGGTTTGGCTGGGCGGAACCGGAGGGCAAGGTCTATCAAATCGCGGCGGACAATCTGACGCGGCTGAAGGACGAAATCTACCGGGTTTCGTATTTGATGCAGCAAGCGGGAGACGCAAGCGGGGCACAGGAGTCGGGACTGAGCAAACAGTGGGATTTCAGCGTCACACAGGAAATTCTGCGCGCTTACGGCGACGTGGTGAAGGGGTCGCTGAAGAACGTGCTCGATGCAATCACAGCGGCGCGGCAGGACGATCTCGCCGTGGACGTGAGCGGTCTGGACGAGTTTGACATCACCGACTTCAGCGGGGAAGCCGCGGACGCACAGAGTCTGCTGAACCTGGGCATCGAATCGCCAACGCTGAAGCGTCAGGTTTTCAAACGCGTGGCGCTGAAGTATCTGAGCGACGCGCGGCAGGACATCAAGAACCAGATTGTGGCAGAGATCGATAAGGCGGGATCGGAGCCTCAATGAAGTTGGAGGGAGCTATGGACGAACCAGATAGCGTGCAGGCAATCGTACAGCAGGCGGTAAACGAATATATGCGGCAGGACGTGGCACGGCGCGAGCCGGCATATAAAACGGAACTGCATGAAGAACGGCGGCGGCGGGAACAGCTTGAGAAACGGGTAAACGAGCTCGTGGAAGAGAACAAACGCAGCCAGGCCCTGGCAGAAGAGGCGCAGCGCAGCGGCAGTATCCGGTCGGAACTGCAGAAGCTGGGAGTGACGAAAGTAGACCTGGCTTACAAAGCGGTGCAGGACGGAGTCGTGCGTGGCGAGGACGGACGTCTCGTAGCACGCGGAGAGGGCGGGGAACAGCCGCTCGGTGAATTCCTGGCGGCCTTCGTCCAGGAAAACCCGGAGTTTCTGCCGGCGCGGATCGCCGGGGGTACAGGAATGACGGGGACGCAGAAAGCTTCGAACCAGGCCAGTGGAGGAGCAATCGATCTGGACAAAATCAGCCCTTCGATGAGCAAGGAAGAGCTGGACCGGGTCAGGCTGGAGATTTTACGAGTAGCGTCTCAAACGCTGCGGTGAAGCAGGTTAAGAGTTTAAGGAAAAAGGAGAAAGATGCCAGCAATTACGTCAGCAAATGTAGCAAATGCGATCGTCAAACTGGTGGCGGCGGACGCTCTGCCCGCCCTGGTGGGGAACCTCGTGATGGGGAACCTTGTGAATCGCGATTATGAACCGGTTTTGGCGCAGGCGGGCGACACGGTGAACGTGCCGATCGCGCCGCAGCTTGTGGCCAACAATATCGCCGAGGGCAACTCAGTGCAGTTACAGAATCCAAACCTCGGCAACGCGCAAATCGTTCTGAATACGCATGTGGAGGCGACATTCCAGATTCCGGACGTGACGAAAGTTCTCGCGGTGCCGGATCTGCTGAAAGTCTATATGCAGCCAGCGGTGGTCGCGATCGCGGACAGGATCGAAAGCGATCTTCTGAATCTGTATGCGGGCTTTTCGGCCAATACGCCGCTGGGCACATCCGGGTCGCCGGTGACGGAGGCGACGATCGACGCGGCCGAGACATCGTTGTTTCAGGCACTGGTTCCTAGCTCCGAGCCGAAGTATCTGGTAGTGGACAGCAACACGTATTCGGCAATGCGCCAGATACCGCGCTTCAGCGAATTTCAGAAGGCGGGCGAGGCTGGACTGCGAGCCTTGATCGACGGTACCTTTGGCAAGATCAAGGATTTCTTTGTCTTCCGCTCGCAGTATGTGCAAAAAACGGGCAGTACTCCGGTGAACACACACAACCTCGCTTTCTGCAAGGATGCGATCGGTCTGGTGGTTCGCCGTTTGCCGCAGCCGCTGCCGGGCACGGGCGCCATCGCGGAATATGCCGAACTGGGTAACTTCGGCATGCGCGTGACGATGAGTTACCAGCCAAATACGCTCGCACAACAGTTCACGGTTGACGTGCTCTACGGTTGCGGGATTCTGCGGAACAACTTTGCGGTGCAGATAAACAGTTAGAACACACAACGAAGCACCGTAGCGGGGGCCTGTCGGGGTCCCCGCAGTTTTTGAGAGGTGACAGGGAGGATGCGATGGATTTGAGGAGTTACTACAAAAAAATTCGAGACGCCGAGGCCACGCTGCCGGAAGGACACATCGTGATGGCGAGCCTGGTGACTTCCGAGGGCGGCAAGGAAGGGGTGCGAACGGAAGCTTCGCGAGCAACTGCGGCAAAGCTGATCGTTGAGGGGAGGTCGCGGGTCGCGACCCCTGAGGAAGCGAATGAGTTTCACGAAGCAAATCGCGAAGCGAGAGCAAAACACGAACAGGAAGAGGCCGCGCGGCGCGTGCAGGTTATGCTGCTTCCGTCACAGGATCTCAGGAAGACGAAAGAGCGGAGCTGACCATGGGGCTGTTCGTGGACGGGCCGGCATGTACAATCGACGACCTGATGGATCAGGATTCCGGGCTGCTGGGTATCGCGCAGACCAATAACATCAATGTGACGACGAAACTCCGGCTGGCGCAGGAAGAAATCGGGACGGAGCTGCAGCTATGGCTGGATAAGCCGAGACCGAACGTCGAGATGCTGTGGGGGCCGGTACTGCGGATCGGACAGATCGTTGCCACTCCGCCACTGCGCCGATGGGAGACGATGTACGCTCTGGCGCTGGTTTACCGCGATGCCTACTTCAGCCAACTGGTCGACCGTTATCAGGCCAAGTGGCAGGAGTTCACCAAGCTCGCTGGCGACGCGCGCGAAAGCTTCATAGCAAATGGCCTGGCGCTAGTCGCCGATCCACTGCCGCAGGCCAGGCCGCCGGTATTGGTGGCGAGCCAGGCGCCGCAGAGCGGGGGCACTTACTATGCAAGCGTTTCATGGGTCAACGCCGCCGGACAGGAGGGAGCGGCATCGGCCGCATCCTCGATCACGATTACAGACGGGAATCTGATGGCAGTCAGCGCCATAGACCCACCTAAAAACGCGGTGGGGTTCAGCGTGTATGCGGGGACTTCTCCCAACGGGATGTGTTTGCAGAACGAGGCGCCGCTGCCGGTCAGCGTTGCGTATCTGTATGCTCCAGGACAAGTGACGCAAGGGCGGAGACCCGGGGCCGGCCAAGCGCCGGATTTCGTCCGCCCGATGGTGCGGACATGGTCGCGAGGTTGAAGTTATGGCAGGTGTGAACGGAATGCTGACGTCGGCAGTGGTTTCCATGCTGACCTCGCCGGTGGACGGCGTGAATGCCCGGGTGGCTGCGATCGAGATGGCCGACCCGGGCGTGCAGACGATCGGAATTCGAACGATCATTGCGCAGAACGCGAGCGTAGAGATCAGCGAAAAGACCGGACACGCACACTATCCGGCGCTGCTCGTGTATTGCGACAAGCTGTCGAACACGCTCAAGGAGAAGTTCCGCCAGTTTTCCGGCAAGGCGCACATGGTAGTGGAAGTGCGGCACTCGCAGGACCAGTTAACCGCGATCGAAGCGAACCTGGCGACGTATGTCGACGGGGTCTGCGCTCTGCTCGACGACTCGAGAGGCGATTGGGGCGGCGGGGCAATCTACGGCGGCGGATATGAAGTTAGCTACGAAGCAGTTGGGCGCGGGGGCAAAAATTTCCTGCAACGCGCAAAGGTGGGATTCGACGTGGAGGTGAGTAAATAAGCGATGGCCTATACCTTATCGATTGCGAACCGGTGGTATGTGGCTCAGGAGAGCACATACGGACGCATGGCGGCGTTTTCGTCGAGTAACCGCATTCCCGCAGTGAAGCTCACGGCACAACAGCAGAGGGCGAAGAGTCAGCGCAAAGACAAGACGGGGAGTCGAACGTTTGCGGGGATGCCAGCGGGGATGCGGCTGCAGACAACATTCGACATGACTTCTTATATGAGGGACTGGCCAGACCCCTCCACCTTGCCGTCACACGGGCCACTGATTGAAGCAGCCATGGGAGCAAGCGGCGCTCTTTGGGGCGGCAATGCGGCAGCTGCGGGGAGTACGGCAACGAACATCGCTTTTGCCACGCCGCACGGTTTGACAACGGGACAAGCCGTCACGGCGGGAGGAGAGATCCGGTTTGCGGGCGCGGTGACGAATCCAAGCATGGTCGTGTTAAACGCGCCTTTTTCAGTCGCACCCACGCTCGGGACTCCGTTAGGCCAAACGGCGAATTATCGTCTGGCGGCGCAATTACCGAGCGTGACTTTGTTCGATTACTGGGATCCGGCTACGGCCGTTCAACGGGTCCTGACAGGGGCCGCGGTAGATCAAATGTCGATATCGATGAACGGGGACTTCCATCAGTTTGCATTCAAGGGAATGGCGCAGGACCTGGTCGACAGCGCCTCATTCGTTGCGGGACAGGGTGGTGCGACCGCGTTTCCAGCGGAACCGCCGACAAACAGCTTCAGCTATTCGCCTGTACCAGGAAATCTGGGACAGGTGTGGCTGGGGGTGGCGCCGAGTCAGTTTTTCACGGTTTCCGCGGCATCCGTCGAAATTCAGAACAACCTGGACATGCGATCGCAGGAGTACGGCACAACGCTGCCGCTGGCCATCGTGCCAGGGATGCGGTCGGTCATGGTGACGCTGGAGTTATTCGGTCAGGACGATGAGGCGACGACCGGGTTGTACCAGGCAGCCCGGCAGCAGTCGCCGGTCAGCATGATGTTCCAGTTGGGGCAGGTTCCGGGACAGCTCATGGGCATCTATCTACAGAGTCTGGTGCCCAGCGTCCCGGTCTTCGACGACTCCGACAAACGACTGCAGTGGAAGTTCAGCGATACACGAGCGCAGGGAACAGCGGAAAACGAAATGATGGTGGCGTTCGGATGATCACCTGGAACAGTAAAAAAATCGTCGCTTCGGCGGCCCGGCCCGGTGTCGAATTCGTGGTGGCGAGAATGACCTTCGGGCGGCGACTCGAGTTGATGCGGCGCATCCGGGATCTGGCGGCGCGGATCGAATATTTCGAAGCAGGGCGGGATGAGAAGAACGGCATGGAGGCGAGTCTTCTCGCCGCAGAAATGGACCGTCTGTACATTACCTGGGGCGTGGAGGAGATTCGGGGACTCGAACTGGACGAAGGACCCGCGACAGTCGAATCGTTGATCGATCGCGGACCTGAGGAGTTATTCATCGAGGCATTGGCAGCGGTCAAAGCGGAGTGCGGGTTGAGCGAGAACGAAAGAAAAAACTGATGGTCGCGTTTCACTTTGTGTATGCAGGCGAATCTGCAGGCCGGGGCGGGTGGAATTGCGACAGCTGCAGGCGTCACGGTCTGGAGAAGAAGCGCCGGTGCGGGTTTCTCGCGAGCGAGGAACGCGGAGAAGTTCGGATCGTTTGGGGACGTCACGGCGCGCAGGCCGAAGAATGTCCCAAGTCACTGATCACGGGAGAGAGTCTGGTGCTGATCGAAGAATTCCTTGTGGGGCGACGGCTCGGGATGCAAAACGGTCTCGAGATGGATGCGCGCAAGGCAGACGCATTTCTAATTCTGCAGGCAGAAATGGAGCGAGAACAACGGAATGGCACAACGTAGCATCGAGGAAACCTTTCAGGCAATCCAGCCAAGCTGGCTCCAGGGAGCTCCGAAGGCGCCGACGATCGGGGTTGGCGTGTCAAGCGATAACAACGATCTTTCCGGAACGATATCGCAGGCGACACAACAGATCTCTCAGTTACAGTCTGCTTATCAACAACAAGTGGCGCTGATTACCGCAAACACACAGGCACTCCAGGGAAATACATCGGCGCAGAGCGGCCACTCGGCGGGGGGAACGGCAGAGAGTCTTGCATCCGGAATATTGGGTGGCGGCGGGCTTCTTTCACCGCTCATTTCGGGCATCGAGAGTCTGTTCGGAGGCAGCTCGCAGCCGGCGCCGCTGCCGTTTTACATATCACCCGCGCCCGTGGCGATCAACGCAACGCTGCAGGGTGCAGCGCCGAGCACGACGCAGGCGGGGAGTGGAACAGCGGCGGCGGCGTCGGGAAGCGGGACTGCAAGCGCGGGTGCGGCGGCGAGCAGCGGGGGAGGAAACAGCACAACAATGGCGCCGCAAATCACGGTCAACGTGAGCGCGATGGACAGTCAGTCATTCATGGACCGAAGCGCGGATATCGCCAGCGCGGTACGGGAGGCGATGCTGAACCTGCATCCCATTAACGACGTCGTCGCAAGTTTGTAAGAAGGCGATACAGTGGCTAACTTTCCAACATTAAAAACCGGAGCGGTCGCACAATATCCGCTCAGTTGCGGAGCGAGGTTTACGACGCAGTCGGTGCGATTTCTGGACGGGAGCCAACAACGATTCCGGCTCCTCGGAAACCCCCTGCGGCAGTGGGTGATCAAGCTCGATCAGCTCGACGATGAGGAACTGAGCACGGTAATCGCGTTCGTGGAACAGCAGGGAAGCGCTGCATTCGCGTTCACAGATCCGGTGACGGGGCAGCAGGCGGCGACCTGCGCGATTTCGGGAGAGCAATTCGACGCGGTCATGAAAGGTGAGCTGCGCGGACAAACGACGATCCAAATCGAGGAAATCGCATGAGCTGGTTTCCACAGATCGGGGCTGGATCGATGGCGCAGTTTCCGTTGCAGCGTTCGCGAAAGTGGAGAGCGATCGTGAACGATCTGGAGAGCGGCGAGCGGATCATGTTACCCGATGCCGACGCGGGGCAGGTTGAATGGCGGCTGTCATACCAGGACCTTACGGATGCGGAAACGGCAAATATCAGCAGCCTGTTCAGCGCGTCGCAGGGTGGTTTTGAGACGTTCACATTCATCGATCCGATGGCAAACCTGCTGGGCTGGAGCGAGAATTTTTCGCAGCCGGGTTGGCAAACGGGCTTGCTGCAGTGCACAAGCGGCGTGACCGATCCTTTGGGCACACTAAGAGCATCGACGCTCACGAACAACAGTCCGGGAACGCAGCAGCTTCAGCAAACGCTTGGCGTGCCGGGGGCCTATGTAGCGTGTTTCAGCGGGTATTTTCGGGGGACTTCGCCGGGCACGATCATAATAAGCCGCGATAGTGTAACGAAAACCGTGACAGTCGGCCCAGCCTGGCAACGCGCGTTCGTGAGCGGGCCGGGCAGCGCCGGCGCGACTCAATCCACATTTTCCATTGCATCAGGAGCGGGCCAGACGGTCCAAATCTGGGGGCTGCAAGTGGAGGCACAGCCGTATCCGTCGCTATACAAGCAGACGAGCGCCGCTCTTGGGATTTACGAAGAGACTTGGTTTGGAAACGATGAACTGACGATCGCAAGTACCAGTCCGGGTCTTTCATCGTGCGACATCGTTCTAGTTTCACGAGTGTCAGGAAGGTAGCATGCAAAGCGCGCTTACGGCCAAGGAACAGCTCAGCGCGGATACGCCGCTGTTTTTTTTCGACTGCACTCTGGCAGACGGCACGGTTCGGAGCTGGAGCAACCGCACCATCACCTGGAATGGCACCCCATATGAAGCACGAGTCCTGAAGCATAACCTGTTCGAGGCGCAACTGGCTTCCGACACGCAGGTTGGAGGCACGCCCAAACTGACATTCGAACTGGCGAACGCCGATTCGCAGCTGTCCGAAATCGAGCAGCAGACAGGATTCAAGGGCGGCCAACTGACCGTGCAGCTGGCATTCTTCGATCTCGCGGCAGGTGCGGCGACGACGGACAGCGTAGTCGTGTTCCGAGGTTTGATGAATCCTCCGGAACTGATCACGGAAACGAGTTTCCGGCTGAGCGCGATGAACCGGATGTCGATGCAGCGCACAGTTTTGCCGAACATACGAGTGCTGCGAATGTGTCCGTGGCGGTTTCCGCTGACGGCGGCGCAGCGGCTGGAGGCAGTCGATGGCGGCGCCTTACAGGGGAAGTACTCGTTCTTCTATCGCTGCGGGTATTCGCCGGATCAGGCGAACGGCACAGGTAATCTCAACGGGAACGTGCCATTCACGACGTGCGCCTATTCACGCTCAGATTGCGAACAGCGCGGGATGTTTACGTCGGACACGAGCGGCCGCACGACAGGGCGCTTCGGAGGCATCGAATTTGTACCGCCGACGATTCTTGTCCGCGGCGCAGGGCAGAAGAGTTCACAACTTTCCGCCGTGCAGGACAATACGGCGGCCTACAACGACTTCGTGCCTCTTGTATACGGGACGCAGTGGACTGTGCCGGATGTTGTTTTTTCGCGGAACGACGGCAACCTCACGCGCATGGAAGTACTGCTGGGAATGGGAGAAATCGCGGGCGTCCTGATGGTTCTGGTCAACGATGTCGTAATTCCGCAGGGCGTGAACGGAATGAATATGACTGCGACGGGATGGTACAACCTGGTCAGTGCCGGAACCAGAAACGGGCAGCAGGACGGAAACTTCACCGATGCTAACGGCGTGCCGCAGGGCGACCCCTATGGCAGCATGGCCTATCTTTCGGTTGTAGTGCCGAACCAGATCAACGATGGCACGAGCATTCCGGAGATACAGGTATTGATGCAGGGCCTCAAGCTGTGGCAATTCGATGCGAACGGCAATTCACTCGGGGAGCAATTCTCGAGTAACCCGGCGTGGGTCCTGTTGGATGTCCTCATGCGATGCGGATACACATTCGTCGAGATCAACATACCAAGTTTTGCCAATGCCGCGGCTTACGCGGATCAATTGCTCAGTGTCAACGATCCCACGGGCGGCGCGGTGCAAGTGCCAAGATTTCAGTGTAATTTTGCGATTAACTACAGCCGAAGCGCAGGCGATCTGATGCGGTCGATCCGGAACGGGTCGCGAACCTATCTGGTGCTGAACACGAGCGGACTAATAGAGGCACGCACTGAGAACACCTTCGCTCTCCAGCAGCCGGTGATGCCAGCTAACAGTAACTCGCAAAATCCGTTCAACGAGGGCTGGCCAGCGTACGAATTCGACGCTACGTCGATTGCCCGGAACAGCGATGGAAGCGCCAGTGTCAAGTTGTCGTCAAAGGGAGCGCAGGATACACCGAACTATCTCTCCATCGAGTTTCAGGATATGTTCAATCAGTACCAGCAGGACAGCCTGTCGCTCGCCGATGAAGACGATGAGGATCTATGCGGGCAACAGGTGGCCGTGACATGGGACGCCGTGGGAATTTCAACCTTCGACCAGGCATCGCGAATGCTTCTGCTGGGATTGAACCGGGCCATCTCAGGGAATGTGTTCATCGAGTTTGAGACGAGCGTCAAGGCGCTCGGCCTGATGCCCGGCGACCTCATCACCGTTTCGTATTTGAAGGAGAATCTACAGCGGACGCCGTTCCGCGTGACGAAGATTACGCCGGGCGCAAGCTTTCGAACCGCCGTGATCACGGCGCAATACCACGACGACGCCTGGTATTCGGATATGGCGACGGGGATTACAGGCGGCTTTGGAACGCAGTCGGGGCAAGGCTGCGGCTTACCGGCGCCTGTGTGCGGCACGGTTGTCGATGCCTATGGAAACCTGCAACTGGGGATCACGGAGAGTGAAGTCGCCGGCAGCAACGGAGCGCTGAATGTCGCGCTGGCCGTCGCTTTTGTGGAACCTGACGGTAAGATCGGAACGCTTGCGGCGCCTCTGATCGGACTGGCGCCAGGCGTGAGCGCGACGGGCGGAACGCTGGCCGGAGGTGTCAATTACTTCTACGCCGTCAGCGCGGTAGACGGCACCGGCGGCGAGAGTTCGCTTTCGTTCATTGCCCAGGCGACAACGGTGGCCGGAAGCAATACAAGCTCGGTGACAATCGATGGAATCGGCCTTCCGGTTGGAGCGCAGAGCTTTCATCTGTACCGGGGTGCAACACCGCAGTTGTTGTTCCGGATCGCGTCCAATCAGACACCTGCTCCTGCCTTTATCGATACGGGGTTACCTCCACTGACGGTGGTGCCACCCGATCCACAGTTCGATCACGTGAACCTCAACTGGCGGTGGGAACTTTTACCGGAAACAGCGGCCGCCGAGCAGTCGTCCACGACCGTCGGGAATCCGGTGCTGCAAATGATCGTTAATCAGTACGACTCGGATGTGGTGAGGATTACCAGAGGTACCGGCGCCGGACAAGAATACACGATCGCCAGTAATACAGCGACCACACTGACGATCGATGGCACATGGGCGATCGAGCCGGACGCGACGAGTTTTTTCGTTATCGCGGAGAATGCCTGGCGGCCCGGCGCAAGCGGGAAAACAAGCCCGATTTCTATCGAAGTACCCGAACGGATTGGAGCCGGCGTACACATATCGGCGCTGGCGGCGAATGCCGCCGACGAAGAAGCCGCCTATGATCTCTCGCCGCTGACGCGGTGGATACTGGGGGAATCGGGCGGACTGGCCTCAGATGCCGGGGTGCCGCCAGCACCGGTATTCGGTGTAGTGGTTTCCCCCACCAGCGGCGGCGTGCTGGAACTTTCGGCCATCGGGTTCAGCACGTTCGTCAATACGACCAGCATCGTCGCCGGAACCTACACGTTACATTATTACGACGAGATCAACGGAACTCCGCCTCTCGCTCTCACGTCACCTATTGCGGCGACGGACACGAGCGTTGTATTGAGCGGCACGTTCACGCAAGGTACATTTCTGCAGATTGACCAGGAGATACTGCAGGTGACCGGAACAAACCGGGATGGCCTTCCGGTAATCTCACGCGGAATGCATGGCACGCAGGCGGCAAATCACAGCGCGGGAGCACTGGTCTATTCGCTGACCGATAAAATAGCGATCGTTCCATTCGTCCCGAATTTTTTTGGCAGCCCGGCGAGCGGTGGCTGGAAGTACGACCTCGATCTGCCCAACGTTCGCCTCGCGAGCTTGGAGCTCTATATGACCAATTCGCTGGGAGCCGGCGCAGTTGCGGCAAATCCATATACGGGGACGATCGACTCGGGCTTGCGAACAATGGCGGGCGGGCAGTACTCCTTCCAGATCACTGGCTACCTGGCGATTCAGACAGGCGCAACCCCGAATCTCGTGGTGGATGCCAACAGGTCGGTGCGGGATATGTACGGAATCCTAAGATCGGCCCCGACCGGTGCGGGAATCAGCCTTCAGTTGAATCGCAATGGGGCGATGTATGCAACCGTTCAGTTCACTGCGGGCGCCACGACTTCCAGCGTCACCGGGGGATTCGGATTGCCCGCCTTGAGCGCGGGGGATCTGCTGAGCCTCGACGTTACCGCTGTCGGAACCACGAATCCCGGCAGCGATCTGACCTTCATCATGAGACTGTGA